AAGAATGGCTAATGGAACACAAAAAGAACATATGAATCTTGTAGAGAATGTTAGGTCTATTTTTACCGAACAATTTCCTACGGTTGCCGAAGCACTTAATTGGCAATAATTCATATAAATACAACTACTACTGAACTTTTTTTAGCAAATGCCCACATATCCAGTAATAAATCAGGTGACTGGCGAAACAAAAACGCTTAACCTCACAATGAAAAACTATGATCAATGGAGAAAGGACAATCCTGATTGGGACAAAGATTGGTCTCAAGGATGTGCTGGTGTCGGAGAAGTAGGCGACTGGCAGAACAAACTTATAAAAGAAAAACCTGGTTGGAATGAAGTTTTAGATAGAGCTTCTAGAATGCCTGGTGCTGCCGTAACTAAGATTTGATATGCCAAGAAAGAAAAAAACAGAACAACCTATTGGTGTAGGTTTAACGGCTAAGCAGATGAAGAGAAAAAAACCAATTAATACTGACATGATGAGGGATATAGAACCCCTCACAGATAACCAGCAACTTTTATTTAATGCTTATGCAGAGAATAAAAATCTTGTAGCATATGGTTGTGCAGGTACTGGTAAAACCTTTATCACACTTTATAATGCATTGAGAGATGTATTAGATCCAAGTACACCATATGAAAGGATTTACATTGTAAGATCTCTTGTTGCTACTAGGGAAATTGGATTCCTTCCTGGTGACCATGAAGATAAATCTTATCTTTACCAGATTCCTTATAAGGCAATGGTAAAGTATATGTTTGAATTACCAACAGAAGCAGATTTTGAGATGCTTTATGGTAATCTTAGAACACAGGGGTCAATTGAGTTTTTAAGCACATCATTTATTCGTGGTACTACTTTTGATAAAGCAATTATTATTGTAGATGAATTTCAGAACTTGAATTATCATGAACTTGATAGTATAATGACTAGAGTGGGTGCTGATTCTAAGATTATGTTCTGCGGTGATGCTAGTCAGACAGATTTGACTAAAGATTATGAGAAGAATGGAATTGTTGATTTCATGTCTATTCTTCGCTTAATGTCATCAGTAGATATTATTGAATTTGGAGTAGAAGATATAGTTCGCTCTGGATTAGTTAAAGAATACATCCTTGCCAAATTGGAAGCTAGTTTATGACCTTTGATCATTGTAATTTTTTAGGTGACATTGAATTAGAAAAGAAAGAAACTCCAGGTTGTAGACTTTACCAACTTCCTGATGGTAGTTGGGTTCCTTCTATTACTTCAGTGACTTCCTTTTATAACCGACAAATCTTTATTAACTGGCGAAAGCGAGTTGGTATAGAAGAAGCTAATCGTATCACTAAGAAAGCAACTACTCGTGGAACAGATTTCCATGAAGCAGTAGAAGTTTATATGAGGAACAATGAAATAGATTGGGAGCAGTTTAGACCTGCTACCAAGTTCATGTTCCATCATGCCAAACCATATTTGGACAAGATAAATAACGTACATGCTATAGAAAGAACTCTTTACTCTGAGTACCTTGGTCTTGCAGGTAGAGTTGATTGTATAGCAGAATACGAAGGCGAATTGGCAGTAATAGACTTTAAAACGTCTGAGAAGATTAAACCTGAGAAGTGGTTGGAAAACTACTTTGTTCAGGAAACTTTTTATGCTGCTGCGTACTATGAATTGACTGAAATTCCTGTTAAGAAATTAATCACTATTATGGTAACTCCTGGTGGTGAAGTAAAGGTATTTGACAAAAGGAATAAAGGGGATTATATTAAATTATTAGTACGGTATATAAAAGAATTTGTATCTAACAATACTAGGACAGAGAATGGAGAATGAATTAGAAAAAGTACTTGCTAGTAAGTTTTTTTCTTCTGCTGGATTTGCACAAGAAATAGAGAAACTTGTACAGGTAAATAAAGACATGAACTATATTGATGCTATCGTTCACTTCTGTGACAAGAATAGTATTGATGTTGAGTCCGTACCTAAACTTATTCCTAAACCGTTAAAGGAAAAGATTAAGTATGAAGCACAAGAACTTAACTTCCTAAAGAAGAGTTCCCGTGCAAAACTTCCCCTCTGAGGGAAATTCAACTTTTTTTTCAAAAAAAGTCGGAAAAAAAGTCCAGGTAAAAAATCACCCTATTACTCTTTGGCACGGAAATTATGGATGAAGACCATTCTCACATTAACGATTTATATCAAGATATGGATCGTCTCAATGCTTTATACGAGGAACTAATGTGGCCTCATGATGTAGAACTTGAGTTTGTAGCAGACTATGAAAATAATCGTATTATAATCCAAGTAAAAGATACTGAATTAAAACGTCCCTCCTTATAATGATGCCCTTTGATGCTTATCGTTGTTATCTCTCATTAAAAAATCACTTTACTAAAGACCACTATGATTATATAAAGTATCGTGGTAAGACAAGAGCAACAAAACAAGCCTTTTATAAGAGAAAGGATAGGTTTTGGTTTGAGAAATTTGCAAGACAGAAATCAGATAAAGAAGTAGAAGAATTTTTTGTATCAAACTTCATATACTCTACCGATCCTGGAACGATGTGGATTGGTGAAATGATGAAAGAGGGTGAAGGGAGATATACTGACTGGAAGAAGAAAGTACAGTCACTTTCTTATATTTTTAGAGAAGAGGTAGAAAGTTTATTTGATGATAAAGAGGTTGATGAGGTATTTGATTGTTCTAAGGGTCATCCACCTATTTTAAAGAAATACTTGGGTGGTGACATAACACTTGAAACTATGGTAATATGTGATATAATATTTGGGTACGCAAAAAACTTCGATAAGAAGTTAAAAGACCCAGTGTGGGAAACCGTCAGTCGGAAGATTAGAAAGTATTCTCCCTTCCTAAATATTGACGTATTCCGTTACAAAAAAATTCTAAAGGAGGTTGTTATCCATGGCCATTGAAAACGGTGAAGTGCTTCAGAATCTGAATACTCAGTTTCAAGAAGTATCTGGTAAAATTAATGAATTACAGGGTCAGTTAAATTCCTTAACTGAAACTCGTGTTAAATTGCAAGGCGCAATTGAGGTATTGTCTTCTATCGAGGAAGAGAATAATCCTGCTCCTGCAGAAGAAGTTCCTGCTACAGAAGAAGGAGCACCTGAAACTGCTGTTGCTGAAGAAGTACCAGAATGAGTTTTTTCCAATCAGATGTAGTTAGGGCAGAGATGGCTGAAATCAGTGAACTCCAAGAGGAGATCTATAATAATGTATTTAAGTTTCCATCAATGTCCTCTGCTGATAAAAAATATCATGTAGATATTTTGGAAAGACTTCTTGAGAAGCAGAGGGTCATGTATACTCGTTTGAGTTTATCTGATGACCCAGATGCTAAAAAAATGAAAGAGCAGATTACTCAGTCTGCTGCAATGATGGGAATTCCTAAAGGTTCTGATATAAATCATGTTTTTAATGATATGTCTAAAGCAGTATCTTTAATGAAAGATCAGATTGACAAAAATCAATAAGATCGCTAAAATAACTGAGTACACCACAAGCCAAATCTCAAAAAATCAGAGGTAATCTAATGTCATTTAAAGACTTAAAAAAACAGTCCTCTCTAGGATCTTTAACACAAAAACTAGTTAAAGAAGTGGAGAAGATGAACAATACTGGTGGGGGTGCTGATGAGCGTCTCTGGAAACCAGAAGTAGACAAAACTGGAAACGGTTATGCTGTCCTACGTTTTCTTCCTTCTCCTGAGAATGAGGATATTCCGTGGGCAAAGATATATTCTCACGCATTCCAAGGTCCTGGTGGTTGGTATATTGAAAACTCTTTAACTACTACTGGTGGTAAAGATCCTGTTTCCGATTACAACCGTACTCTTTGGAATAGTGGTAACGAGGCAGATAAAGATACTGTCCGTAAGCAAAAGCGTAAGTTATCATACTACGCAAACATATATGTTGTTAAAGATCCTACCAATCCTCAAAATGAGGGTGGAGTATTTCTCTACAAGTTTGGTAAGAAAATCTTTGATAAGGTAATGGAAGCAATGCAACCAGAATTTGAGGATGAAACACCAATCAATCCTTTTGACTTCTGGCAAGGTGCAAACTTCAAGTTGAAGATCGTCAAGAAGGATGGTTACTGGAACTATGACAAGTCAGAGTTTGATAAAGTATCTCCTCTCTTAGAAGATGATGATGCATTAGAAGCATTGTGGAAGAAGCAGTATTCTCTTGCTGCTGTCACTGCTGCTGATCAGTTTAAGTCTTATGATGATCTTCAGAAACGTCTGAAGTATGTTCTAGGACAAAAACCTGCTCGTCGTGTAGATGAGGAAGTGTTTGAAGAGGACAACTCTCGTGGTTCTTTCCAACCTAACTTTGAGACACGTAAGGCAGAGGAAACTGTGACTGCTGCTGTAGCATCTGCTAGTTCAGAGGAGGATGATGCATTATCATACTTCCAGAAGTTAGCGGAAGAATAACTGAGGGAAATTCGACTTTTTGTTCCAAAAAAGTCGGAAAAAAAACTCTGGTATTTTTTGCCCTATTAGGTTTTTATTGATATAATCTAATATTTTCGGCTCTCTTTAGGGTTTCATCGACATACTCGGTGGAACCTTTTTTATATGTTGATATATCATCTATATCATCCATGATGACACTAATGTATTCTGGTTTTAGGATGAAAATCTCTCTTTTTTTATTTTCTATTTTTTCTTCATATTGGTAATTTGTTACGGGTCGGGTAATATTGTTAGCAGTTGTTAATCCACCAATAAAGTAATCATAGTAAGTGGTTGAAAAATCTTCACCTACCTCTAATCCTTCAGGCACTATGATGATATTATTACTATCCTTTACTTCAATTGTTTCATAATGATGAATTCCGTTATAAATTTTATCATAATCATCATTATATGTATCTAAAAGGTGACGATTAAAGTCTTCTTGAGGCAATGGCCACTCATTTTGAACATTTATAATATTATTAGCTAAAAGAATTAACCAATCTAGTGTAGGATCTTCATATACTTGAGCAGCTACATTATCTGGTCTATCATCACC